CGATGGCAGTAGATACAGCAAAAGACGCAAGTGCGAGTACATTGATTACTTTTTGCATTAGATTAACGTACCTTTGGCACGACGAATTTCTCTAAGTTCTTCAAAGTTTTTTTGTTTTGTTCCTCCATCGTATGCCCAGGCATACCCTTCTTCAATCATCAATTCGTTAAGTGAAAGTTCTGCATCTCCGATGTATAACCATCCGAGAAGTCTACCGTACTTACCGACACCACCAACAAGCTCAGTGCGAATAACAAGATCATCATCCCCAGCAATGGCACCATCCAGTGCCTCCTTGAGCCAATTCGTTGCCTCAATTCCCAACTCCTTTTCCTCTAGGTCTCTGGTCCTTTTCTCCGGCGTATCAACGCCTGCAACTCTAACTCTTTCTTTCTTGTATAAGTCAAACCCAAGATCAATGGTGACATCAATAGTATCGCCGTCAACAACACGGTTGATCTCAATCACTCGAAAGTTGTAGCAGGACTTCCTGCTGGGTGGAACCATTGCTCCCATAATTAACCTCCTTTGCTTCTAATGCTGATGCGATTCCGATTATTGTAACGACGGCAGTAATAATGGCACCTGCACCAGCAATCCACCTTTCATTTTTGCGGATTCTAGTTCTAAATTCAGAAACAGTTTTTTCTAAGTCTTCAACCTTATGAGTTAAGACTGCGATTTCCTTATCTTGTTTTGCATCAATTTCAGTTATTTTTGATGCCACTTCATTTAGAGTTGCCATCTTGCAATTCATCGAAAGCCATACGGAGTATATAGACAATACAATAGGTAACACCTATCAAAAGTATTATCAAAGAAATAATAATACTCCAAGTAACATCATTTACATCACTTAGAGGTCTTAAGACTAGGTTCATTAACAATCACTGATAGCAGAATGGACTTCAGAACCAATCGTTTCACCAGTTTTTTGACCTAAAAGTGTTGCCCATCCTGCTGCTAACCACCCAATATAAGGAATGTTCATAACAGCAGGTGCCAAAAGTCCAGTGCTAATTGCGGTTCCTGCCATTGCACCTTGTGACCGTGCTCCAGCGTCCGCCACTAAACACTCTACGTCTTTTACAGACTTTCCCTCGCCTGGCAAAGAGGCACCTCCCATATTTCTCACACCTTCCATTGTATATTCATCACTTCGATACTCTGTTCTCCTCTCTGTTCCTCCACCAAAAAGACCTCTCTTATTCTTATCAAGATCCAATGATCTATGAGATTCTAATACCTTAGGATCATTTGCTTTATATTCAATTGTATATCCATCCTTACCTGCTTCAATCTTATAAGAAGAATAGGGAGTGCCACGAGGAATATTAATAGTCGGAACCTGAATTGTCGGTTCACGTCTGACCAAATGTCCCAGCACACCGATGTGTGCGATTGCTACGATACTGCCAACACTAAGGGCAGTCCACTTAAGGTAAGGTTTCATATCACATTTTGTATGGAGGTTGATCTGAATCGGTTACGATTTTGATTGGTCCTTGCTCAACTCTAATTGTTTGAGCAGGTGCAGTTTCCTTTGCAGCAGCAATAAGTTTTTCTAAATCTGCTTTGGTAATTGCACCAGCACCACCAGCAGCAGTGGCAGCACCATTAGCACCATTCATCTTCATAGTACCATCATTAGATTTCTTTGCCGTCTGGACGCCAAAAGTCGCTAAAACGCCTGTAAAGACGCTGGCGATGAAAGTTGGATCGATCTTCTGCTGTGGCAGTCCAGGGATCGTCACATAGTTGAGGGTAAGAATGCCACCAGACCAAACTAAGATACCTAATCTAACCAAGGTACTGAGCACTGCTAGCTGCTCATCAGCATCCTCAATCTTATCTTTTAACTTTCCGATCGGTCCTTTTGCTTTTTCTTCTTGCTTCTTAACTTCTTCTGGCATGAGTTCCCAGCAAAGGCAACTCTATTTAGAGAGGAAACCTTTTTCAACCAACCATTCACGAGTCATGGGTGTGGGTTCGTAGTCGGTCCACATAGTTCCTGCAGCACAGGACTCAAGAGCAGCCTGTGTCATACCTTCAGTATGTCCTGCCCAGTATGCTTCTTTCTCCCAGGGAATAGCATGTGGTTGCGATGCATAAGCACTCTTTGCGATTGCCTGATACATACGAGGAACATCCTCTTGATTATGAATAATGGCAATGAAGTTGTTTTCAATTGTTCCTGCCATACAATCCTGAGCAGCGTGCCATCCTTCATGTCGCATTACTGACATCATAGTACCAGGACGATGCATATGAGCAGCATTCAGAAAGAAATTGTTGCCTACAGTATGATAAACTCCGCGATGTCCCACTGGGAAGTATCGCATATCTGCTAGAAAAACCTTAGCTCCGACCGCATTAAGTGATCGGACGAGAGAGTTAAACTCATCAGCAACAATACTGTAATCAATATCAGCCAGTTCCTCATGCTTGTTGAGGTCAGAAACTGTTTTAAGTTCTTGAACATGATCGGTGCATTCTTGGAGCAACATGCACCCTTGAGCATGAGGAGTGAAGAACTCATCTTCCGTGATTGGGTCTGAATGGGCAGGTAGGGCAACCGCTGCCGCAGCAACCAGAGAAGCAATAATTTTTTTCATAACAAATCATCAAAATGGGACAGAAGGAGTGGAAGGAATAGCACCACCAGTGGTAGATGGAAGTTCAGGCATAGCAGCATCTAACATGCCAGGAAGTGCTCCAGCAATTGCTTCTGTTGCTGCCTTAGCAACATTTTCTTTGACACGTTCAGCAATAGCATCACGACGAAGATAAACAACTGTTCCTCCACCGATAATACCTACAGTTCCTACAAATGATAGAACTGCTAATACATTAATTACCTTTTGCATAATAAGCCTCGTAATACTTTACAATCCCTGCAGTGTGCATGTTGCCTTGAGACACCCAGTCTTGAGCACACTCATAGATTGATTGACTGGAGTATTTAGGACGCACTCCTTCCATTTGACCACCAAACTTAGAGAGCAAAACTTTGAGTGCTTGCTCTCTAACTTTCATTTTCTGATCACTATATCGCCAATCATCGATGGACATTTTCTGAACCGCCTTGAAAGTTTTCGGATCCACCAATGGGATCAAGTTGAGTCGTTGTAGCACCACTCTTGGTTGCCATTTCGTACATTACTTGATGAATGTCTTCAGATTCAACAGAGAAATTATTTTCAAACTCCTGTCGTTTGATTTCAGTTTCCTGAACCATATATTCCTTTTGTTTTTCAGTATATTCTGGTGTGGGACCAAACCATTCATCATCCTTTAGATATGCAGGAGCAGGAGTACCAGTAAATACAGGTTCTTCAAACTCCTTACAATTTACTTTCTCGTCATCAACAGAACATTCAAGTGTATCTTCTGAAGGTGTTTTCATGAGTTTGTTGTAAACTTCTATGATTTTTTTAATCATGAAAAAAGGGCATCTCCGTGCCCTCGAATTATATCTTATTTAGTTTTACTTGTCAAGTATTTGGGGCATAAACGGGGGTCATCAAACCACCGTCTGGACCGTTGTCATCATCATCAACATTTCCATCACTCAATAGGGCTGCAAAGATAAACCCTCCTATCATGGAAGTTGCAATGAGTAACACGTCGTTCACCACAAACCTGGGATGACTTGACCCGTTGCGAGGTAGGATCCAACTGCGGCAACGAATCCAACCATTGCTGCACGTCCGTTCAGTTTTTCTGCTTTTTCGTTAAACATTATTTTAGTGTAAGATAGAATTTTGTGTTATCTGTAGGTGAGTTTTCATAAGATGAAATGTCACCATAGGTTTTGTGGTCCTTATAACCTACCATGCGACCTTTCGTGTTCTGAAGGGCAGGCATGAATGCAATAAAAAAGAATACTCCTGGGGCACCAATTAGAAGGGCACCACCAATCACATAATAAGTAAGAATTTCAAGAAGGGAGTTTTCCATTAATAAGTTTCAGCAAGTTGTTGTACAGAATATCCTAGCAGAACTAGGAAGGCAATTGATGTTACCGTGAATACAGTCTCCGTCATCAAAAGATACCGAAGAAGAACTTACCGGTAGCAGCATAAGAGATGAAACCAGAGATGATTCCCATCATAGCCCAGCGACCATTATAGGTCTCTGCGTATTGTTGTGGCGATTCAAGCCCCTTACGGTTGTAGGATTCTACTACCATCTGGGGTTCTTTGGCGAACAGATTCTGTTGACCAAATTCGTTCGTCGTTACAGTCATTTACTTTATGTTGCAAATCTTTACATATTATATAGTAAAAAAGGAACCCTGTCAAGGGTTCCTCTGTAGTCATTTATACTTAGTAGTCGTCTCCTTCTACGATATCCTGACATTTCTCAAGATTCTTCTCACAAAATTTTCTCACATAACCATGAACATCCTCTTCAATTTGATGATGATAGTGGTTGTGGACGTATCCAAT